GAACTTCAACAGGCCACTTAAAAGTTTTGACCTTTTTGCGAACAAATGCCATTAGGTAATCGTATAAGCCTGTTCAGCATACACAAAAAAAGGGAGCCCGCCAAGGCTCCCCTCCAACCCAGACCTAAAGTCTAGGTGTATACAAGCTCCACTTCATCGTTTCCAGTCGTACTTGGAATGGCTGTGAAAGGAATCTCCAACATCGCAATACCGTCAAGGTCTCCGTAAGAGACATCGGCGATATCGGCTCGTGCAGAGTCGACTTTTACAATGTTTCCAGCAGTAGTGCCGTGGGTGAACTCGATGATCCCCAAGCTGTCTGCTAAGGCAGTAGCGAAATAGTCCTTAGTTGACAAAGCAACTGCCTCAATAGTGAGGTTGCCTGTTACATTCCTGTTGGTCAGAAGCACTTCGCCAGTACCACCTACAAGCTCTCGATAGACAATTTCATTGCCAATCTCAAGCGAATAATTTGACAACTTTGCAGTCGTCAAACCCATCACATTGAGACCAGTAGTGTTGCCTTTCTTGAAAATTAGAGGTGAGGCCTGTGCAGCATAAGTAACTGAAGGCTGAGCACTGTCATCTGGTGCAACGTAAATCCCAGTCATCGTAAAATCGATACTTGGAATTTCACCTACGTCACCTGTAATAGTGAAAGTTCCCCTTGCTCCAGTTACCTTATGCCGGACTCCATCCAAGTTGTAATGGATGGTGACCGAATCAAAGCTCGCGCTGACAGGGTCATACGTAACGCTAGTGTTTGCAACGATTGTCTCGCTAAAACCACAAGCCTTTAGAGCTTTGCCATAGCGAGGCGCAGTTCCAGCCGTGCCGGAACCGGCAAGCTCAACACTGAAAGTGCATTCAACACGAGTGTTAGCCAATAGCTGCTCAGACGCGCCCAAGTACGGACGAATCAAATCACGACTAACAATGTCGCTTTGAAGAGGAACGATGCTCAGATCGCGAACCAGTACGGCGTCTGCACCGTCAGGACTAGCGTCAGTCCCGTAAGTGCTTTCCTCCTCGATCAGAATCAGGCGTTTGCGTGTTAGCAGTGCCATCGTTTTGTTCCTGAGATGAAGTTGATGAAGACGGTCGCCTAATCAGAGTGCGCTCGCCAGTTTCTGGATCCAGCAGGTAAGTGCCGCCTTCTCCAGTACGTTCATTGGTCATGGTAAATGGAAAGGGGTGTTAGGTTCACGATACGCCTTGCAAGTTACTGAGTCAGATCGTCGACTTCTGTTCGGTATCGAATCTCGTACTCATTTGAGATGATGCCTAATGGCTGGTCTGCCTCAAAGAATTCAAATTCAGTTCTGAAAGGCCTTACATCAATGGCATATCCGCCAACAGTCAAGTCGGACATGATCTTGCTGTGAAGAGACTCGACAGTGTCATCAGCTGCTTGATCAGGGACAGCTGCGATCTCAATCACTGAAATCCGAACTCGCAAAGTCCAATCCAGAGTCGGAAGGCTTGTATTTTGCTCAGCGTCGTCTCTGATGGGCTCAATGACAATTGCTGGAGATTCCCCACGACTGAGAGGCTCAACCCGGCTTCTATAAATCCTGGGGCCAACACCACTGGTGTTGGCCAAAGTCGTTTTGATGGTGGCAAGAATGTTTTCCCGCTTAGTGGTCATGAATCAGCATCCATCAAGTCTTCATCAACATTATGCGCATGATCTTGCCATCATCTAGCAGCATCGGCTCTCTAACGGTGTAAGCGACCCCGTCTACAGTAATTGAATCGTTGCTTGTAACGGCTGAAAAGTCAGAAGTCTTGACCACCACTGCATAATCAGTCGTCAAGACGACACCATCAGCAATGATCTCGTTTGGTGATTCAAAATACCCAACTCCAGTAGTGGAGCCAAAAACTACTGGCACAGTGAATCCCGGTGTATCAAAAAAAGCGTCGAGATCTTCAGTGAACGAAAGTGCCATATAAAAAACCCCCGGATAACCGGGGGCATGAGTCAAAATCAGTTGTACTTCTTGCGTCCCAATGCGGTGACGCTTACAGCTCCAGCGCCTGTACCACCAGCAACAGTGATGACAGCACGGGCATAACGCTTGATCTCATCGGTGTTAACGGTGAGAGTTTCCACGAGAGCTGTGTTGGCGGTCGTTGTGGTGAAAGCTGCGTCAGTTACATCAGCAAAAGTGCTGTTGTCAGCAGAATCTTGAACCTTGACTGCATAGGTGATGCCTGAGCCGCCAGCTTCAGCATCCAAAATCAAAGTGATGTCACCTTCATAATCCAGAAGGTCAACCCCTGTTTCGTTGCCAGTAGCAGTGACAACGTCATTAGGGGCAAAAGACAAGACGGTCAAAGTCCGTCGAGTGTTGCCGATGCTCATTCTTTAGTCCTCTTGCGAGTGGTGGGCTTTTTAGGTGGGCAAGAAGGTGCCTCTTCCTGTGCAGGAGGTTTGGCTGGGCAAGCAACCGCCTCCTGTAGATGCTCAACAGCTTTGCCAAGACCGATAAGGGTCACGGCCGCACTGTTTTCGACTTCCAAGATGGAGCCCGCGTCAGCAGGCTCCCCGGAAATCATTACTGGCCTCAGAATTTCAACTTTCATGAGTCAGAACGATGAGATCTACCTGAATCAGGTAGCGAAACAGAATGCACCAGGCTGCTTGACAGCAAAGTCAACATCTTGCAGAGCAATGATGCGAACAGTGCCGGCAGTTGCGCCTGCGAACGGATCAACGGTCAAATCCAGACCAGACCACATGGCCATGATCAGCTGAGAGAAGTCACCAAACAGCGCGTCGTTGTTGGCGAGCTGGTTAGAGACCGTTACGGGGTAACCGTTGATCTCGTCGTTCTCGTAAACGAATTGAGCTGTTCCGCTTGCCTTCTCAGTGCTCTTCAGAGCGCCACGGGCAGAAGCGTTAATGATGTAACGCAAAGCGCCAGCATCAGCATTTGCAACAGCAACATCGGTTTCCATGCCGATGTACTCGGCAAAGGTGCCAAAGGTGGTCAATGACTGAGTGCCAATGCCAGTGGTGTTAATGATGCCGAGAGGCTGGTTAGAAGAACCAGAACCATTTAGGCCAACACGATCCAACTCAAGAGCCAAGACCTGGGCAAGGTCATTGCGGACCATTTGCTCAATGTCGATGCTCGACTGGAGCAGCAGCTTGCGGGAATAATCCACGAAAGCACCACAAGTCTTAGGCGAAAGATTCACCTGCTCGATGGTTTGCTGAGACTCAGTAGGAGAAGAACCCTCGCCAACCCAGTAGGCAGTTGCAGCAGCAGATTGCTTAGGGATTGAGATGTTGCCGTTGATGCCACTCAGGGTGGTCATGCCAGCACCAGCCAATGCAAGCTTGTTGCGCAGCAGGTCAATGAAAGAGCCACTCAGCAGCACGTCCTCAACGAGGTTGCCGCCAGCAGTTGCAGTACCAACGTTCAAGTCACGACGCAGCACCTCATTAGGAACCACGATGCCGTTAGAGGAGCGGTCGTACTGCTTAGCAGCAGCGGCACCAACTTCGATCTCAAACTCGGCTTCACGACGCGCAGATGCATCTCCAGGAGATGACAGATAGTTCAGCGCACGAACGAAGCTGAAGCGCTTGACTTCTTTCTGGGAGAGACCGACATCATTAGATGTGACATCGGCAGAACGGATGGGCTGTTCCACTTGGCGAGTTCCGAGTTTTTCAAGAATGGCAGCACGAGCTTCATCAAGGGAGTTGTCTCCATCGATAAGTTCTTGTGCCAGGTCGGCCATACGGTGCTGAGCACCAAGGGCGTTGATAGAGGCGACGCGGTCTTTTTCGGCTTTCTTAGCCTCCGACCGAATCACCTCCAAGTTTGGAGCTTGATCTTCCATAACAGGAGTGGGTGTAGATGCGGTCGTGACCGCTGAACGAGTTTCCTGTTCTTCAACAGGAGCTTCGCTTGCAATAATAGTGTCTTCAGGTTGAGAAGATTCAGGCATAGTGGGCTCCTTTGAAAGAAGGGAACGTCCAATCCCAATTGTGGGATCAGCTGGAATTGAGACCAAGCTCAACTCGTGAGGAGTCCAGCTAGTAGCAAGAACTCCTTCTTCTCTTTCCTCTACTTCGTCGATTGAATAACCAAACGAAATACCTCTCAAGATGCCGTCTTTAACGTCATCTAAATACTGTTTGGCGAAATCAGAGCGCGAAAAGCGGATTTTTGCGTAAGCACGCTTTTCATCCTCGTCAAGATAAGCCCGTTCTACAACACCCAAGACTTTGTCTGGATTGTGGTTGAACAAGAATGGAGCACCATCATTCAGGCGCATAAAGTTTGGTGCCTTGCTCTCATGGCTAAGCACTTCTGAACCGAAATACCGTGAAACCGGATATTCGGAACTGAAAGGAAACTCAAAGGTTCGCTCGTCGATCGTGCGAATTTGAGTGGCCTCAGTACGTTGCATGCGCTCACCGACTACTGAACGCTGCTCTTCAGGCTGCTCATCTCGGATTGCAGCAATTTTCGTCAAGGCACTGAATCGATGCCCGGCGAAGATATCAGTTTCTTCTCTGTCACGGTAAATAGCGATGAGAGCTGCTGGATCCTCTTCCGTGCCATTGATCTCAAAAGAGCTTCCAGGCACATCGATTGTGCCGTTTCGCTCTACTCGTGTGATTTTTCCGCGTGCTCGACCCCCTGGAGTGTTCCAAGAAACAAAGTCGCCTCTTGTCAGTGCATCTGGCTCAGCTCTTCCCTCCGCCAAAGGGAGAGGTTCAATCTTGGTCAGAGTACTAAAGCGATGACCCACCCGTGTTTCGGTTTTGATGTAGCCACCGTCTGGATCAAGACGGTAGACACAAATCAAG